GACAAATCTGGTCACCATAAAACTTAATCATTCACATCATTATAATTGTCGTCACCATCATTATCAACTGGTTTTATATAAATATGTCCGTCACTTGATGTTAGTAACTCTTCATACACTTTTTCTTTATATGCTACTAAAGTAGCGTTGTATTTATTTTCTTTTTTTATTCTATTAATAAAAGCATTCCAAGCAATTGTTGTGAAATAACTAAATGGATTGTGATCTGATTTAACTTGAAATTTTTTGCGTTTTAATGCAGAATACATTTTTACTATTGCATCACCTATCATATCTTCTTTGTAAGTGTAATTAATGAAGCTTGGATAATAACTTAATCGTTTTGCAATACCATTTAGACACCCACCTAAGTAATCAGTTACTTTTCCATCTTCATAATATGTGGTAATTGCTGCTTTAAATTCTGCTGGGATTGTGTAAAATTTTTCAGGGTTGACAGCTTTGGGTCTTTTTACTTTTACAGGTTTTGGAGTTTTTGTAGGTTTTTTAGATTTATCTATGTTCATAATTACTTGTATTGTAATTGCTACTTTTCATTAAACAAGTAAGTTTTATATTTTATTTTTTCTTTACTGTAAATTTCTTTTCTATCTTCTGCATGTTGCATACCGTAATATAAATTATCTGCTATATCTATTATTACTAATTTTGTTTTTGTAGGGTGTAAACGTAAACCTCGGCCTATAGATTGAACTGTACGTATTAATGCTTTACCACCTGCAGCAAATATAATCATATGAATATTTTTAATATTTACTCCAGTTGAAAAAATTGAACTCATTGCAATACATATAATGTTGTCTTTATTTTCCATTGTATATTTTACATTTTCTCTATCTTCAATATCTACAGAACCTTGTATGAAAAAAACGTCACGACCTTGTATGTTTTCAGTTAAATATGCTTGCAATTTTTCACCATGTTCTATATGATTAACCATAATAAGTATATTTTTATTAAATTTAATACATATTTGACGTAAAATATCTTGCCTGAAACTATTATTTTTTATGAATTCTAATTCATTCATATAATTTTCAGTGGTATTTAAAGTTTTAACTTTTTTTGGTTTAGTTTTATATTCTATATGACAAATTTTAACTTCAACATCAGTTAAATAATTTTCTTCTCTTAACTCGTGGGATGTCTTTTCAAATATAACTGCACCAAATTTACCTAAAACACTCCAATAATCTAATTTATTAGGTGGTAATGTACCAGTAAATCCAAATTTATTAGATGTTGCAATTTTATTAACTATTTTACCTATTTCGGATCCATGATTTATTTTATGACATTCATCAACAATAAGTAAATCTACATATTTAACCCATTCATTTTCATCAAACCTTGAAAGTAAAATTTTTGAATTGGCAATTATTACATCACTTGCTATGTTTAATTCATTATTACCTGACCATTTTGAAACACTAAATGTTGGAGCATATTCTAAAAATTCTTTATACGTCTGTTCAACCAATCCAATATCTGGTACAATTACTAAACATTTTAATTTATGTTTGAGTTTTTTGAAGTTTTCAATTAATGTAGCTATAACTAAAGTTTTACCACCACCCGTACCTAATACAGCTATACCTCTACCATTTTTAATACATTCAGTTATAATAGTTTTTTGATAATCCCGTAATTCCAGTTTTAAAGGAAATTCCAATTGGTTTAATTCATAACCAACTGTGTATTGAGATTTAAAATTATCAGTTATTTCAATATTAACAATTTGGTTAGTTATTAAATATTTTTCAATTTCATAAAATAACCCTATATCAAATTGACCAGTCGGTGTAATTGCATAATTTCTACTAGGTATAAATTTATTACGTTTCCTTAAAATATGGGCTACGGGATTTGCAATACTAAAATTATCACGTAAAGCATTGAATTCATCAGAATTTCCGATTACAATAGCTTTACGTTTTTTAATATCATAATCAAATTTCAACATATTTACCCGGTTTGTTCAAGTGTCATTATTTTTACAATATTACCTATATCATAAGTAAGTGATGCAAATATTTTTTCCGTTTTTTCTAACAATTCAATAATTAATTCTAATTCTTTAATTTTATAATCTAAATTTGTTATACAGTCACTTTCATTAACTGTTTTTTCAATGGTGTGTATTTTTAAATTAATTGGACATGCTTCAATAGCTGCTTCAGTTAAATCTTTTTTAAGTTTTTCTATTTCAATTTTATGCTTTATTAATCTTGCAACCCAAAAATGTTTTTTACCGGGTGTTGTTAATTGAACTTGTTTGATATTAAAATCATCAATCTTAAGATCTTCTGCAATATCTTTTATATATCTTTCAAGTAATTCCATTTTGTTTATATTAAATACTTTTACACAGTAATCAACTAATATGACATTTAAACAATTATTTAATCATTTATCCGCATTGAATGAAGATATTTCAGTTGGTGGGGGTGCACTTGGCTCTGCTGCTGCTGATAATTTTGGTGGTGCAGTCGGTAATAACGATTTTTACGCTCCAAATGATGCTAGACTACCCTATGCTATTGGTGCCAAGCGCCGTAAGAAAAAACACAAAAAACACAAAAAACGTGGAAGATTAAAGAAACGTAAATAAATGTTATAATGGATACTGGGCATTGGATTGTTAATTGTGATTTAATTGAATCACCATACGGATTTATTTATAAGATTACAAATCTTTGTAGTAATAAAAAGTATATAGGTAAAAAGCAAATTAAAACAGTATTAAAACGTAAACCATTGAAAGGCAAAAAGAACAAAAGACATAGTGAAAAAGAAACTGATTGGAAAACTTACACTAGCTCATCAAATGATCTAAATGCAGATATTACAACTTTAGGTAAAGATAAGTTCACATTTGAAATTATACAATTTTGTACATGTAAATGGGATTTAGCTTACTATGAAGCGTATTACCAATTTATTTTATATGTGTTAATTGCTGATGATTATTATAATGGTATAATAAACTTACGAATAGGTAAAATACCAAACAAATTAAAAGGAACAATAAAAATACCGGTTGATTTACTAAAAGTATAATATAAATTTCTGAAGGGACGAAGAGATAACGTCTAAAATTTCCAAAGTTTATGACAATTTACAATTATTCAGAATATAATATATCATTAATTGATTTGAATTGTTTGTTACCTGAAATTGAAACTAAATTAATTAACATTATATATACGTTAAAGATCAATAAAAATTTAAAATGTCGGGATTTAAAAAATATTATATTACATTCCTTTTTAATTGATATTATTACTAATGTAATGAAAATTAATTTACAACAGAATACAAATAAATTAGTTATATTTTATACTGTACCATTGTTATTAAACAATCTAGAAACATTTTTACAAATAGAAACATCTGAAATGCAACAGTTTATAATAAAAATTATTAACACTATTACAACAAAGTTTCCGATTTTAATTGTTAAAGTAGATAAACATATAAAAACATTAAACTCTGGGGAAGTAATTGATTTGTTACATTTATTAAAAAACAATGTACCTGAAATTAAGTTTCAAAAATTAAAACAATTTTTACAACAAACTGGTCTTAAAAAATTGAATAAAGAATTAACAATGCAAAAAATGTTAAAACTATTAAATAAATAATATATATGAATTTTGATGAACTTATAAACCAATTTACGCAACCAGAAATAGTAACTGTACATGATGTTGGTGATAGTGATACCGATGAATGTTGTAATGATGATATTCAATATTACATGTTTTTTCAAAATCTTGAAACAATCAAAACGAAAATTGAAGAAATCCTATCATTAAACCGTAAAGATGTAGATAACAAATTAAAAGACGGTCACGATTGGGCAGCGGATCATGTCACTACATCAAGAGATGATATAGAAGAAGTTGCTGATTTCATTTTAAATGAATTGAAAAGATAATGCATTTTTTAAATAAATATCAATGAATATGAAATTTAATAATTTAATAGATAAATATATTTCAAATATATATGAAGATGTAAGTTTGGGGGGAATTCTTAATGCTGCTGCAGTAATTGCTGATGACCCAAATCCAAAAAATCCAGGACCCATCAAAACAGGTTTACAAAATTCAGCAAAAACTGTTGTGACAAGTACCAAGGGTGTTTTCGGAAAAACGTTAAAAGCTTTTGAAGACGCTTTGAAAGCGGGAATGAAATAAATTTATGAATAATTTTTTAAAAACAATTAAAACCAGTTATCGTGTGTTATTAGAGCAAGAACCTCCAGTGGATGCTGCATTGCCTCCAGATGCTGCAATGCCACCACAAACACCTGATCAAGTTGATCAAACAACTGAAATTGAACAAACAAGCAATGATGCTAACAAGATATTACTTGTAAATATTATAAAAAATCTAATTAATCTAACTATCAGTGCATTATCAACAGTTGGTGATGATTATAGTCAAGAACAAAAAGAGACTGAAAAACTAAGTGCACAAAATAAAATTAGCAAATTAAACCAAGTAATTAATACAATTAATACACCAGATATGAAGTTAAATGATATTATTGCAATGGTAGATAATTCGATCAAATTTGAATAATTTGTTTAAATTAAGTTTTCTAAATGTTTGTTTATCTGTTCAAGTTGTTTAATAATATTTTTATCAATATTTAATTTAGATTTTATTGTAATAATTTTTTCTTCAATCTTATTACATACATCCTTTAAAACATTATCAGGTGTGCTTTTAATTTTATCAACTTTTATAGGTTCTGATGATGGAAACATAATAAGTTGATTTTGACCATTATCAACTCCAGGAGAAATACCAGCAGATTGTGGTATTGCACCAACATTATCCATTTCATTGTACAATTTATTAATAGAACGTGTAATATGATTGAAATTAATTTTATTCACAAAACTATTTAATTAAATACCATAAATAACTATAATATGCCATACAAAATTAATAAAGTAAAAGGTAAAGCTGGTACACATAAAAAAGCAAAAAAACATTTATATGCTAATAAAATGAAGACCAAAAATGAATCTACATCAAATAACTTTGATGATACAACAAATAGTATACTTAAAACATTAATAGAAGGTACACAAATTCGACCTGATGTATATGAATTGTATTACACCTACGGGGATAATGATCAGTATAGAGAACGTTCAAAAATACAAAATCGTACAGCATTTATTGAAAAATTACCAAATTACCGTGGTGTAAAAATTATGGATGAATATAAGAGATCATTGGGTATGTATAATGATGTTAAAACATCACCTGAATTATTAGATGTATTAAATGATGTATTATCAATTCAACATGTTAATGGTGGTTTACAACCTATAGCTGATTGGTGGAACAATGAATTAATTATTTTAAATGGTAAAGAAGTTGATATAAATTCATTAAAAGTAACAAATATTGATAAACATGATTACCCTGATTTTTCTGATGCATATATAAGTTCTGGTAGCTCAAAAAATCATAGTGAACTTGATGATAATGAATTAGAAGCTATTAATAATTATTATCCAGAATTAGTAAATGATTTAGCCAATCAACAATACCATAATCAGCAAGAAAATATTAAATTAACAGCAACTGACATATCTACTGACAAATCCTTAGATACTGCAGAACGTGTCGATAAAATTACAAAAAATAATCCACTTCCCCCCGAAATAGTAACAAGCTGGTTTGATTAAATTATTACATTGTAATGAAATTTAAGAAATTAGTGCAATTGTATGAAACTAAACACCACGGTCCCCCATATATAAAAATTTCGCCGATGAGAACATTATACTTCAAGGACCGTGGGCATGCAATCTTACATCGTACTGAAAAAGATCCAGAAACTGGATTAACATTACCAGCTGTTGAAAGAGCTGATGGTGGAAAATTTTGGTACAAAGATGGTCGTAGACATCGGGATGAAAAAGACCCCGTGACAGGATTATATT